CGCCCCGCCATCGAAAACGCGTATGGCCGCCACCTGCACCGGGTTTCCGAGTACCTGTTGAAGACGCGCACTCAGGCGAAGCTGGATAAGTGGGCACCGCCCATCGATTGCATCGCGGGTGACCTGCGCGACACCATCACCGGGCTTGGGCGCATCATGGGCGATGAGGGCAAGGCATCCGATGTGCTGAACGCGGCGCTGTTGCGCCACGCGCGCCACCTGCGCGGCGCTGTCGGGAAAATCGCGGCGCTCTCCGACACGGTTGATGGGTGGAAGCCGCTGCCGAGCGTGGCCACCACCGAACTGCTGGAAATGCTTGAGCATGAAATCATGCAAACGCCACTACTGGAGGGAACGCCATGACCGAAACACGCGCTAGCGGTACCGTCAAACCTTCAACAGATTTGAAGATTCGTGGCTATGCGGTGACATGGGAGCCGTACACTTTGGGCCCGGATTCATGGGAACGCATCGACCGATCCGCATTCGATGCGGCGCTGGAGTCCCCCGAGGATGTGGCGCTACTGTGGAACCACGATACGAGCAAGCCGATGGCCCGCGTGCGCGCTGGGAACCTGCGAATCTTTACCGACGAGGTGGGGCTTGGTTTTGAGGCCACGCTTCCTGACACGGCCGTGAGCCGTGACGCGGTTTCCCTGATCCGTTCCGGCGTGGTGAGCCAATGCTCTTTCGGGTTCCATGTGCGCGGCGAGCGGTACGAAAAGGCGGCCGATGGGAAGCCGCTGCGCGTCATCACCGACGCGAACTTGGTGGAAATCAGCGCGGTTACCTTCCCTGCGAACCCAGCCACCAGCGTGGAGGCGCGCAACGCGCAGCCCGCAGCGCGCAAGCGTTACTACCTGCCACCGGAGATGTAATCGGTTGCAATTCACCTGCGCGCCCTGATAATGGGCGCAACTGAATACGGCCGCGCGCGTCCTAGTGATGCGCCGCCACCTGTAACGGTTTCCGTTCCGCCCTCGTGGCGCAACTGACCACGCGATTTCTCACCGAATCCGCGAGGCTGTGCGCCATGCGCCCCTCGCTTTTTGAGGGTTGAACTATGGGCGAAACCAAGATCACGCGCGACTCCGAACAGTACAGCGACATCTACCGCACCTTCCTGCGCCGCGGCGCGCGCGGGCTCACCGATGTGGAGGCGCGCGCGCTGACGATCAGCAGCGGCGGCACCGCGCTGGCCCCGACCGCCTGGTCGAAGTACATCGATACGGAGATCGCCGAAGACGCGATCCTGTCGCGCGTTCAGAAGATCGAAACCCCCACCGCTTTCAATCTTCCGATCTACGCCGAGGATGCGACGGTGAACACCAATGTGGCCGAGTCCGCATTGGGTACCCAGTCTTCCCCCACCTTCGCCAAGCCCGTGCAGGGCAGTAGTACTGGCACAAGCGCCACCTACTACACCTTCGCGCAGAAGAAGGTAACCGCGTGGGTAAAGGTTTCCAACGAACTGCTGAACGATTCGAAGGGCGCGCAGGATGTGGAAGAGTTCCTGCGCCGCGCGCTGGTCGATGGGCTGATCGGCGAGGTGGGCCGCCAAATCCTGATCGGCAACGGCACCAGCGAGTGCCAGGGCAGCTTCAACAGCGCCAAGGGTTACAGCCGCACGGCATCAACCGGCGTGGCCACCACGAACACCATGAAAGATGTGATTTCGGCGGTGTGGGGTTCTACCGCTAGCGCCCTGTCCCCGCTTCCTTATGAATCGTGGATCAACAGCGTGGCCGTGATCAACAGCCGCCTTGTGGCATCTTTTGATCCAACTTTCTTCCCGGTGCTGTTCCCCAGCTTCCGCGGAACGATGGTCAATGGAACCACGGTTGAAGGCTTGCCCACCGTCTACCACCGCTTGAGCACAGGCACCCCGGCCACCGGTGACACGCTGGTGCATTTCTTCAACCCTGCCCAGTACCTGCTGGCCCATTCGTTCGGCGCGTTCAGCGTCGCGCGGTACAGCGAAGCGGCGGCCGATACGAACGAAACCATTTTCGTGGCTTCGATCCGTTGCGATGGATCGATCACCAACAAGTTTGCTGTTCTGAATGTCAACCGCGCCTAGTGCGCGTTTCAATCTTTGGGCATTCGCACACCGCCGCGAATGTCCCTGCGGGCCGCGTTGGCCCGAGCGACACGCGGCGGGAATCTAGGAAGGAAGAAACGATGCCAGTCCCCAGTTCATATAAGGCCCTCATCGAGAAGATGGGCGCGCTCTATCAGGAAATGCAGTCGATGGTTGATGGTGCCAACAGCAGCGGCGAAGGCATGGCCCCCGAGATGGAGGCCAAGTACAGCGCCCTGAAGACCCAGTACGCCAACCTGCGGAAGCAGCGTGAGCGCAACGAGGAAGTGATGGCGATGGATAACGGCCAACAGGCCGTGTTCAGCGACATCCCCGCCGCCCCCGAGGTTCGCAGCGCCCAGCGCGCCGAGCGCGCCGCGAAGGTTGGCGAGCGCCGCGAAACCGACGAGTACCGCGACGCGTTCCACAACTACCTCCGCAACGGCGAACACACCGCACCCGCGGAGCTTCGCGCGCTGACCGAGGCCAGCGGTGGCACCGTGATTCCGCCCACCGAGTTCGACAACCAGCTTGTGGCCAAGTTGCAGACGATGACGAGCGTTCGCAACCTGGCGCGCAAGCTCTCGCTGGGTTCGTTCGCGCGCGAAGTGGCTTTCGAAAACGCCACGGGTGCCGCGTACTGGGTTGGTGAGTCCACCTCCCCCACCGAGGCTGCGCCCACCTTCTCCAAGATCACGCTTACCCCGAAGCGCCTTTCGGCCCTTCTGCGCGTGTCGAACGAACTGGTGGCCGATGCCGATGCCCGCGGCGGCAACATGTCGATTTCTTCCATCGTCACCGAGCAGATGGCGCGTGTTTTCAGTCAGACGGAAGAGACTGCTCTTCTGGCCGCTTCCAATGTTTCCGGCGCGCCGGTTTCGCTGCTGAATGATGCTGCCCTCACCAGCAGCAACACCGGCTCTTACACATCGTTCACGGCGGAGAAGGTGATCGACTGGATTTACAGCCTGCCCCGCCAGTATCGCCAGCATCCCAGCTGCGCGATCATCGTGAACGATTCGACCTTGGGATACCTCCGCAAGCTGGGCGGCGTTACTGGCACTTCCAACATCAGCAACTACTTCTGGGAGAACGGCTACACCAAGGGCGGCAGCGGCCAGGCTCCGGAGCCGGATCGCATCCTCGGCATCCCGGTGTACACCAGCGCGGCCATTTCGGCGCTTCCGACGAGCGGCACCACCGCTACCAAGATCGGCATCATCGGCGCGTGGGACTACTGCTACTTCGGCACCACGGGCAACTACGAACTGAAGGTGCTGCGCGAGCGCTACGCCCCTGAAAACGAAACGGGCTACATCGCAAACATGCGTATGGACTGCCAGCTCTCGCTCCCCGCCCTGGCGTTCAAGGCATTCGCCACTTCGGCTAGCTGATACTGAAACTGCACCCACACCGGCGGGGGCCGAAAGGCCCTCGCCGGATTTCCTCACCATGACAATGGTTCAAATCCAATTCCTCAAAGCGGTTGCTAGCGCCAAGGGCGTTTGGGGGCCGGGCGAGGTGGCTACGGTCGATCCGGATACCGCGCAGCAATGGTGCGTGGCAGGCATCGCGGAACGCGTCCACGCGGTTCCTGCTGCGCCTAGCGAGGCACCAAAGCAGAAAGGCCAGGGCAAGCGATGAAGGGCAATGCGTATGTTCCGTTCATGCTGCGGCGCGGCGATGGCTCCACGCTGTCGCTGGATTTCACCGCGATGGGTGACACGCTTGATAGTCGCTTTACCTTTACGCGCAGCAGCACCACTAGCACCTACATCAACTCCAGCGGGCTAGTTGCAACTGCTGGAACGAATGTCCCACGCTTTGACTATGACCCAACCACGCTGACCCCTCGCGGGCTGCTAATTGAAGGTACTGCAATAAACCTTGTAACCAATTCGCAGAACATCACAACAGGTACTTGGACCGTCGGTGGAAACACTACCTTGACTGCGAATACCACCGAAGTTACTGACCCTGCGGGTGGAAACACCGCAACCAAAATTGCGCTCGCCGCGGGTGTGTATTGTTCTAGAGCGCAACTGGTAACGGTTCTTGCAAATACCGCTTACACATTCTCATTTTGGATTCGCGGCACAGCAGGATCACAGCAGCGAATTTTCGAGTTTGGCGGTGGTGACTTGGTTTCGCAAACAACTCTCACGTACACGAATACTGGCTGGACTCGGGTACAGGTTCAGTTCACATCTGCAA